TTTGTAGGTTATTTTGACCGTCATAGTTAGACTGATCAACAAATACCATACGATAAGACTCAAGTGAGTAACCTGTAGTAGGGTGTTTTGCACGAGCTTGAGCAACAGCACCGTGATCAAATAATGGTAATTTTACCACATTGATTACGTGACCATCTACATGCTCATACGAGTTAAAGTATCCAGATAAACCTAAGTTACGACCAGATCCTGTGATGAAACGATTTTCTCCACCAACTTTCCAAGAACCTGCAGAACCTGCAAAGTGGTTTTTAAGAGCTTCATCAAATTCACGAGCACCACCGGTACCAGTGTATAAAGTAACTTGCTTTTTAGAAGCATCAGTCATTCCGTAGAACAAGTCACCAATGATATTCTTTAATTTAGTCTCAGTCATTGTAGAATAAGTATCCTTATTTACAATTTGTTGCATTAGACCAGGTCCTACAACAACTGGTTGACCATTTTCATCTTTCATGTGTACGTGACCATTAGAGTCGTAAGATTTCTCTCCGTACCAGTAGTACATTTCACACTCTTCTTTGAAGTCAAGCATGTGTAAGTACTCTTCATAGTCCATCCACAATTTAGTAGTAGATCCACCTTTAGTTGGTAGTGCAAATTCAGCTACATAATCTTTAGCGTTACCAGACATGTGGTAAGACTTACGAACTGTAGTTAATTTGTTACGAACTAAACCAGGAGTTTCCCAGTTAGATGCATTACCACGAGAGAAGTCAACTCCTACAGGAGCGTACATTTGAGCGAATAAAGCGCCCGATGCTACGTCTGCTGCTGGCATAGTTGCAGTCCCAGATGGGTTTACCAATTGTAATGTGTATACATAATCACTTCCACGAGACTCAGGCTCTTTCATAATTCGAGCTTGTACTCCTGACTGAGAGATTAATACATAAGGAAAGACAAAGTGCTTGTCTGGGAAAGATACCTCAAAAGAAGATCCTCCTATTCCTAAACTAGTTGTTGTTGCTGGTGCTGACGCTACTGGACGAGTTCTCAATCTTTGTGTCGCTACGCGATACTCATACTCTAAACGGTCAATAGACTGTACGTTACCAACACCTTCAGTTAAAAAGGATAGTGGAAATCTCTTATCGTCTTTTCCAGATAAGTGAGTAATGATTGGAGATAGTTCAGTAGGCTTAGACAACAGAGCATTTGCAAGACTGTTCATGTCAGTCATTTGCGTGTCATTATAAAACGTTTTTTGAACGCTTATATTTGATCCATTTAAAGCCATTTTCTATCTATTTTTAAAAGTTATATATGCAGTCGTGTTTCCACGTAATTGCCTAATTAAATATTAAGATCTAAATCATCTATGTCAAAAGACTTTCTTCTTCTAGACGCTTTTCTTGCGCTTTTGATGCTTTCTTCATTTTTAGATATTTTATCTCTTAAAGATCTAGCATTTTTCGTTCTTGCCTTTTTATTAATTACATCGTTAAGGTTAAACCCTTTATACATTAAGTAATCAATTGCTAGCTTCACATCCATCTCTGCTTCATTGTGATCTAGATCTCTTTGTGTGTAACCATCTTTAGTTACTGGTTTTGAAATGTAATCAAAAAACTTTCCTTTATCTCTTTGCGTAATTGACAAACCTGCTAGGTTATCTGCTTCAGAAATAGTTTTTTGAACTCCGCCCCAAAACTCTTCTTGTTGTTTTGCTGCTTGTTCTTTTTGTGCTTTTTGCTCTTGAACAAGTTTTTGTCTTTGTTCAGCTTGCATTCCAGCTAAAGATTTTTTAGCAGCTTCCGCTTTCTGATACAATTTACCTGTATCTTCATAATCTTCTAACAACTCATTTATAAAGTCTGAATCATGCCCTTTTGTAGAAAAGTAATCTGATAAAATTGCTTTTTGACTACGAGTATCATCTTCGCTTATATCTACTTTATTGTAATCCAAATTAGGATCGTAAGCTTGCATAAAGTTTTGAGAATCTCCACCATTTAAAACGTATTCTAAATGATTTTTAACTAAAGGAAAATTTTCAAATAATTCATCTAGTTGTTGTTCCGCCATTTGCTTACCTACATCTTGGGTAAGCTGTAAAAGACCTTCAGTAGTATCATCATACTCTTCTTCTGTGTCGTACCCTAATTTTGATAATATTTCAGAAACAACTGTTGCGTCTTCTTCACTATCTTGTACTTCTTCATCTTCTTCTTCTACTACTTCTTCAGTTTCAGGCAAATCATCTTCTACCTCTTCTTTTTCAACTTTATTTTGTGCATCAGAATCTAATTCATCTACACTTTCTTTAGCTTCAGTTTCAACCTCCGCTACAGGCGCTTTTTCCTGTTTAATGTCTAATCCTCCATCAAACATGTCGTCAAACGATATGTCATCTAAAGAGATGTTTTTGTTATCTTGGTCCATAGGTTTTAGTTTTTACAAACTTAATTAAAATAGGTTTTGGTTTTACTTATATATTTATTTTAGCTTTCTCTTTATTATATATCACTTATTAGATTTTCTAGGTACGTATTTTAATTGTTTATCTTTAAAATACCCAGAAGGATCTTTTACTATTTTATGTGTATGCGGCCCAAAAGGCGCATCTTTACCTTGAGAGTTAAACCATTCTATTTCTTTCTGCACAGTTTTATGATCTGAAGACTTTAAAAATTCTAACGTATTAGGATTTATAGAACTTAAATGTTTAGTCCCATCTTCATGATCTAAAGGCTGTAAACCGGCTTGATATGCTCCTCTTAAATTATAAGTTGTAGTATCTGTATCTTTTAAATTAGGAGGCAGGGTATCTCTCCACTCAGCATATGTTAATTTTTTACCACCTTTTTGATAAGAAGGTGTTTCAATAATTGTTCCTTGCTCTGGTCCTGTAGGTAAACTTTCAATACCAGGCGGCACGTTTTTAAATGATTGCACTAAGTGTCCTTGTTGATCGTATTTTGTAATATCTATAGGCACTTTCATACCTTTAGTATTAAATGCTGTATTAGGTGGGACATCTGGAAAAGCCATAGAAGCTCCTGTGTTACCTTGTGCATGCTGCTCACGCAACCCCACTTCTTGTTCTTGTGGAGTTTGTGCAGTAAGCATTTCTTGTTGAGGGGGATTTATAATTTGAGATATATCTGCGCCTTGCTCAGCTTGCCTAAATAAATCTATAATACTGCCTTGGTAATTAGCAGCTTTTGCATTGTCTAATATATTTCTTCTTTGCTTATTGTCTAGCATCTTTAGAAATTTGATTAGATTCTTGCTGTATCGAGTTCTTTTGCATATCTACAGAATTTTTATTAGTATCTGCTTGCATTTTTGCGCCTAACTCTTGTTCTTTTAAGGCTAACTCTTTTTCTTTAAGTTCAAACTCTTTAATCATTTTTTGTAGGTTAAAACTATCTGCTTCAGGGTTTTGTCTTGCCTCTGCATTTATTAACGCTACTTCAATTTCAGTTTGTCTATCTTTATCTTTATCTAAAGCTTCTTGCTCAGCTTTCATTTGATCCATTTGCATTTGCTGTTGTTGAGCTTCTTGTTGAGCTTTTTGCTGCGCGGCTTGTAACTCTTCTTCAGCTTTCTCAGCAGATTTAAGTTTTGCTTTTATTTGTGGGAAACTGTCAGAATCAAACATCTCAGCTACCATAGAAGCCTTTGTACCGTTTTGTACCATAGCTTGAGCAAGTCCTTTGATTTGATCTAGCTTCATCTGGTCTTTACCTGCATCAGATACAAATATACCGTAGTTAGTTTCCATGTGCGACATAGAGTCTAAATCTAAGAAGTCTGTTGTACCGTCAGGCATAACAAACATAGCTTTCTTACCTGTAAGCCAAGCTTCTTTAGAGTAATCTACTAATGCTTGTAGATCTCTTTGCTCTAACCGCGCAAATTTACGGAATAAGTCTTCTGTAATGTGAGATGACTGCAATATAGCTTGCTGACTAGAAGCTTTACCTTCATATGCCCCTATCTCACCTTGTCTTTGTCTAGATACACCAGATAATTTTTCCCACTCTTGCATAATAGAGTCTAGAAGCATAATATACTGCTGTATTGTTTTTATAGACATGTCAAGTACAGATTGATGCTGCGGTGAAAGTTGTATACCTTCTTTATTGTAGTCAACCCAAGCAATACCTGTACCTTCTACATAATACATAAATTTATCCATGTCCCATTTCTTTGGAATCATGTTTATGTCAAATTGAGCTATAATATCTTTACTTCTAGCAATAGCTAACTCTAATCTGTACTTAAAAATATTGTAATTTAACTGATAAGGAATACCCATAGATACTAAAGAAATATTAGCACTATTTATATCAGAATATTTTCTACCGTTTATAGGTAACTTGCATGTAGAAGGATTATCTAATGATAACCTTTGATTTGCAATAGGATTTATATCTATATAAAATCTACCATCAATACGAGTACCTTTCCACACCTCATTTACCCAACCATATGTAAGTTTACCTCCAGATTCTTTCATTTCTGCTGGCATTCTAAACCCATCTTCAACCTCCATTGTTTCTAACTGCCCGGTTTCAGGGTCTAGGTATTCTAAGAATCCTAAACGTTTTCTAGACTTCCAATAAACGTTTATAACTTCTATAAGTCTTGATCTAAATACATTTGGGTCAGATGTAGAGCTTGGATTATTATAAAGTAAGTAATTATCATGCTCTGCGTGTCTAGGATCTTCTAATTCTAACACTTGTTGATCTGTTAGCATGTCATGATAATGGTCTATAACTGTAGAAGCATGTACATACTTTCTAACTAAAGCCCAATCCCCGTCCTCTACGAACTCTAAATCAGGGTCTTTATCGTAATCTACATCTACAGGATTTAAAACGTCATAAAAGGGCTCATTTAGCCTTACACCTCTATGTGTGTAAACTTCTCCAGACACTAAAAAATGAAACCAAGCTTTTTGTATTTTATCATACACTTCTTGATCTTTCATTATGTAATTTAAAGCGTACTGACCTTTTATAGCTCTGTTGTCTACATAAGAGTTTTCAAACTGATCTGCAATGTGATCAGGCATAGGTATTTCTTCAGGCATTTGCCCACCTTCAAACAATTCAGGACTTTGCTCTGCTAATGCTTTTAAAAAATGCATTTCTAGGTTTTTATATATAGCAGCCTGTTTAGCATTTTCTTTTTCAGTAACAGCATCTGAATTTTGTACTGTAACGGTGTAATTGAGAGGACGCTTTGATTTTTCGCCTAAGAGAAGATCAATGATAGGTTTGATAATAGGGTAATTACGCATTTTAGAAGGGAAGTTCTTACGAGATTTTCCGTAAGGTTTAAGAACGTAATTATAATCAGAATCTTCAATTACACCGTTATAATAATCATAAAGAGACCTTAGATAACTACGTCTGTCACCTGTCCCATTATTAGAAAGATCAATAAACGCGCTTACACACGCCTCTCTCCATTTTTTAGTTTTTTTTGATAACGGTAATTTTTGTTGTGGTATTTTTTCTCCTCCTAAGTACATTTTACAAAAATAATTAATTAGTTGCTTTGTGATACAAAGTTCTAAATTTCAAACTAGACCTTATAATATATCACTAATAATAATTTGAATCAAACCATTTGTCAGCAGTCCTATCTTCTAGAACCTCCCTAACTTCCGAGTTATATAGCTCTCTCGTGTGGTACATTCCAACCATAAAAGACATTACCCGGTCAAAGTTACCCCTATGATTAAATTTTATAAGTTCTTGTAGTAATGCAAGATCATATATCTTATGCATATTTAAAACCTGAGAACCATCTTCATTTACGTGCCTTACAGTATTTAACCAATCTCTTATATACAACTCTCCTTGCCTTTTTCTAGCTTCAGTAGTGTGCATACCATATTGACGTTTTACTTTTTTACTTCTAAGGTCTTTTTTATCAAGCATTTCAAATTCTTCTTGAAGCCTGTGTAATTTTCTATGTCTACGCGCATATGCAATAACCTCACCACGGTCATTCTCAAACCCTATCTTTGCATTGTAGTAATCTGCTAACATAAACATATTTCTATTGTATTCATCCTGACTATGCGGCCTTCCTACATAAGATGCTACAATCATATCGTCTGGTCTAGAAATATTGTTTACTCTTTTTAGAACGTAGCAAGACCCTAAAGATGAAGAGTCAGCTGACTTGTTCTGTCCATATGGATCATGACATATAATGTACAAATTTGCAGGAACTTGCTGCTCTGCATTTTTATATGGAGATTCGTATATAACAATCGCCCCATCTAAGTCATCTTCTTTTCTGTGCGGATACCTCATTATAGGTTTAGCATCTCCATCTAATTTAAACTCAATTTGATTGCCTTTACCATAATACAACCTACCTGCAGTACCTATTTTGTCTAATTTATTAACTTTTACATTATTATAGTGAGCTTGCAAAGAAGATATGTCAAATAAATTAGCTGATATTTGTAATGTAGCTTCTCTAGGATTCATAGGATGCTCTGCTATATATTGATCAAGAGCTTTTGGATCGCTTGTGCCTTTTTTCTTTATCCTATTCTGTTCTTCAAATTCTATTGCGCTTTCTATCAATGAGTTACCATCTTCGTCAATAAAACCTTCTAAGTTTTCAGAGATAGGTACAAAATGCCCGCAAACAGTTCCTTGCGCTCCATCATCCCATTCATTAGTAAATTCTAAACAGTCATACGAAGCAGGATTGTAAAATAGTTCTTCCATACCCTCAAAATCAGCTCCTTCTGTACCACCAGTACCAAAAGCTATCATTGTTCCTAAAGTATTTGCACCTTGACGCATTGTAGGCATTGCCACCTCCCAAGCTTTTAATAATCCTGGAAATGCACCAGCCTCTTCAAAGAAAATTAACTCTCCTGCTTTACCCCTCACCTTATCTGGGTTATCTTTTAGAGATACGCCTAGTATTTGCGACTTCATGCCTAGTTCTACATCTGCACCATTGACATTTTTCTTATACCCAGACATCTTATGCATTTCACGATCCTTTAATCGAGGTTGAGTCCATGCTGTGTTGTCATCTACAAATGATAGTATCTCCCAGGTCTTAGATAATAAGCCGTCACCTATTATATATTCTTTTTGTCCAGCAAATACATAATTCTTACTATTACGAACAAAAAAGTAATTACGAGCAAGCATAGCTGCAGCTTTATAAGAATACCCTTTACGACGTGCTTTTAATACAGTCATATGTTTATTCTTTTTTCTACATGTATCTACCGCAGTAAAATATTTCCAATCTCCATCATAAAATGCAGGAAAACTTCTATCACGTCTTGCTATTTCCGTCCCGTCAGGCAATATTTCTTTTACAGACCTATCTATTGGACAATAATTTAAATAAAAATAATGATTACCAGATATAGTAACATCATCAATAGTATGCCCATACAAACATTTAGTCATTTCACCGTCCCAATAGTCATAATACGCTTGCGTACCTGGAAGGGCAGACGTATAATAACCATGCTCTATGTAATGCAGGGCGGATTTTCTAAATTTATTTGTGTTTTTGAACATTTTTTATATTTACTAGCTCTTGACATTTTTCATAATCTTCCATATCTGAAAAATGCTCTATAAGATTCTCTATAGTTGTTTCTCTATCAGAAAAATTAAAAGGCAACGAGAAATAGTCTCCCTCTTCCTCAAGATCTTTATATAATTGATCTAAAGTCTTTTTCTTTGTTATTACTAAATATGCATTATGCATTACATTATTATATTCTTCAAGGTCTTCTAAAAAATCCATTATTGACTATATTTATTAACTACAACCCCACCTCTATTAGGTGATTTAGATTGTTCATCTTTTTTAACTTGTTCTTCTAATTTAGATATACCTGAAACAACGTCTGCCATCTTAGAAAGATTAGCTACTAAGTCTTTTGCATGGTATATAGGTCTTCCATTATCATCAATAGCAGTTAAATCTACTACTTCAAAGTAATTCTTTAATTTATTTACTGCAGATCTTGCTGCTTTTAGCAATTTTACCGCAGATGTCTCTTTTAAACTTAAATATTTATCACATGCTGCTTTAACATGTACATTTGGCTCCCAATTTATGTCAAATATACTAGATGCTACTTCAGCATGCCTAACATCTACATCATATACCGCAAATGGAGAATTATGATCGCACATATGGTAAACATATGCTAATTCCTGCACTCCTTTCTTATTTTTAGATAATTTTGCAAACTCTTTTATAGTTAAAGTGTATGCAGATGGTATTACCTTGTTATCGCTTACGGTTAGTAGATCCATTTTGTATATGTTTTACTCTATTTTTATTTACAGAAAATTTACCAAAGTATGGAAGACGTATTGTGTCAAAATCTCCTTTTTTCATTACTTCTGATGCAAATTTAAACTGATATTCTACTATCTCTTTTACTTTACTTATCGGAAGATTGTGTTTTGTCGATATTTTCTGTATTAGGACGTCTTTTGTGGTCATAATCTTTAATTATTAATTCTGCAGGCCATCTTGATGGTTTATCAGGACAATTTGTTGTTTTCCATTTAGCTTTATGTTCTACTAAGCATCCACACTTTCCACATCTCATTTTTTCTTTTATTAAATGCGGACAAGCCTCACAAGCCTTTAATCTATTCTTATAATTAGAAGGAGTTACGTTAGGTGCCCCTTGCTTTACGTATTCTGCTA